GCAATGCCATCAAAAGAAGTATTGGAGAAATTGTTTCACTATGATCCAAAGACTGGAAAGTTGTATTGGAAGAAAGTCCAGACCATGGATTAGAATTATCGTTTGATTTAGAAGTATAAATATACAGTGATAGAATGCCAAAAGGGTTCTATCACTATTAACAGAAACACCTTGCTAATTAGGAGGTAACTATGTCTATGTCTATGTTGATTGATCAAAAGTATCGTGATGATTTCAATTACTTTTTTGTTGGTGCTGATCGTTTGTGGAATAATCTTGACGCATTTATCAATGGTTCAATGACAGTAACCCGGGATTATCCACCGCACAACATTATTAAAATCGATGAAGACCGCTATGCTATTGAATTAGCCATAGCTGGTTTTTCTGAAAATGATATTGAAGTGCATTTAGAAGATGGAAAGTTGACCATCACGGGAAAAATCGAAAAGAAAAATGATCAAAAAGTGCCCGACGAATTAAAATATGTTTATCGAGGCATTGCAGGAAGGAGTTTTACAAAAACATTTAAGATTGCAGATACCATTGAAGTTGAAGGAGCGAGACTTACAAATGGAATGCTTAAAATCAATCTTAAGCATGTCATACCAGACAATCGAAAAGCTAAAAAAATTGAGATTAAGACTGGAAGTAATTCGTCTTCAAAAAAGGAATATCTAACAGAGTAAGACTGTTTACTCTTTAATTATGAAAAATAGGAACAATTTTTAAATTGTTCCTATTTTTTTATTTACTTTTTTACGATAATAGAATATAATTCTATGATTAATGAGAAATTTTATAAAGCCCTGTAATGAAGGTTCTAACGTGGTAAAATTTTACACAGCCGTAGAAAGACATTATGACGATATTCTTTATGTTGGTTATAACGATAATCAACGTGAAATAAAACGTATCAAATTTAAGCCTACACTGTTTATAGCGTCTCCTGAACCAACAAAATATACAACACTTAATGGTTTATATGTAGATACTTTTCAGCCTGGATATATGAGCGAGTGTAGCGAATTTATCAAGACGCATGAAGCTTCTAATTTCAAGATTTATGGCAATCTCGATTATTCTGCACAATTTATTGCAGAAACATTTCCGAACGGCTGCAAACCAGACGCATCTGTAATGAATATAACATTTGTTGATATTGAGGTGGAATCTGATCAAGGCTTTCCTAATCCAGAAGAAGCAAAACTTAAAATCACTGCTATTACTGTTAAAAATAATTTAAATGATACATTTTACACATGGGGTTATGGAGACTTTGATGTTTCTAAATCTACCATAAAAGATAAAAGAATTCAATATACCAAATGTAATAATGAAGAAATTCTACTTACTAAATTTATTGATCATTGGTCCAAGAATACGCCCGATATTATTAGTGGTTGGTATTCTAACGAATTTGATATAATTTATATTATTAATCGTATTACAAAAGTTCTCGGAAAAGAAGCTACTCGCAAATTGTCATTATTTAAATTGTATCCAGAAAAAAATAAAAAAGATAACACATATACGATTCCGGGCTCAACACAACTTGATTTTATGTCTGTCTTTAAAAAACTAGGTTATACATATGGAAATCAAGATTCATACAAACTTGATAATGTAGCCAATGTCATTCTTGGAGAAAAAAAGATTGACTATTCAGAATACTCTTCTCTTCATATGCTTTACAAAGAAAATCACCAAAAATTTATTGATTATAATATCCGAGATGTAAGTCTGGTTGAGCGAATGGAAGACAAGACTGGTCTCCTTTCTCTTGCGCTTACTCTTGCACACAAAGCAAACTCTACTTATAAAAATATATTTGGCTCGGTGCGTATATGGGATACATTTATCTATAACATCTTAAATAGAAAGAATGTGATTATACAAGGACATAATCCCGAATACGCACGTAATAATCTAGACGGCGGATATGTAAAAGATCCAATAATTGGTATGCATAAATGGGTGTGCTCATTTGACTTAAACTCACTATATCCTCATTTAATTATGCAATACAATATGTCTCCAGAAACTATCGTTAATGATACAGTTGAAAGTGTGTCTGTTGATAATCTATTGAATAATACACATTATGATATTCCTAAGGAAATGTCGATGTCTGCAACGGGTCAATTATTTAAGAACGATAGAAAGGGTTTGTTTCCAACAATAGTTGAAAACATGTATGCAGAAAGAACAGAAATTAAAAAGAAAGCGCTTTCTGCAAAACAAAAACTTGAAACAATAGACAAAAAAGATGTACGTGAAAAGTTTCTTGTTGAAAAAGAAATAAGTCGATATGATAATGAACAAATGGCCATTAAAATTATGATGAACTCTTTATATGGAGCCATTAGTAACATTTATTTCAGATACTACGATTGGCGCATAGCTTCATCAATTACTATATCAGGGCAGCTTGCTATTCGCTGGGCGGAGCAAGTAATTAACAAGTATATGAATTCCATACTTAAAACAAAAGGAATCGATTATGTGATAGCTATCGATACTGATAGTTTGTATGTTAAACTTGACGATCTTGTCAATCAAGTAATGCCCAATGAAACAGATAACAACAAGATATGTGCTTTTATTGATAGAGTTGCAGGGCAAAAGATAGAACCTATTTTAAATGATGCATATGGCAAACTTCAAAAATATCTAAATGCATTTTCTCAAAAAATGTCAATGAAAAGAGAAATCATTGCATCTAAGGTAATCTTTACAGGAAAGAAACGATACATTACAAATGTATTGAATAACGAAGGTGTACAATATACGAAACCAAAAATTAAAATTACAGGCATTGAAGCTGTTCAATCTTCTACTCCACAGATATGTAGAAAGTTTATTGAAAACACAATTTATGTTATCATTAATCAAGACGAAACCACAGTACAAGAATTTATTCAAAAAACACGAGAAGAGTTTAACAAATTGTCTCCAGAAGACATTGCATTTCCTCGTGGAGTAAGTGAAATAAATAAAAATTATGCACAAGGTGTAGGTATACCTATTCACGTTCGCGCGTCTCGTCTTTATAACAAACTCATTCTAGATAAAAAACTTGTAAACAAGTATGAAGAAATTAAAGACGGATCAAAAATCAAGTTCTCTTATTTGAAGATGCCTAATCCTATGGGTCAAAATGTTATTGCATTTATGAATGTTTTACCTACAGAATTTAATATAAAGGAATATATAGATTATGATACACAATTTAATAAAACATACGTAGAACCTATTAAACACATTCTAGATTCTCTAGGATGGAAAATAGAAAAAATAAACACACTTGAAAACTTTTTTTAAACAACAGGAGTAAATATACATGACAACAGATAATTATTTTAGAGATTTGGTAAAAGAAATCAACGATAAACATACAAGCATTGTAGGAGATGGACTTGGTTCTTCAGAGTTTAGTGGATATATTGATACCGGTTCGTATATGCTAAATGCATTGCTTTCAGGTTCAATTTATGGTGGAGTGCCAAATAATAAAATTATTACTTTTGCTGGTGATCCATCAACGGGTAAAACATTTTTTTCTCTTGGCATTTTGAAAAAGTTCCTAGATGATAATCCTACAGGCGGATGCATTTATTTTGATACTGAAGGTGCTGTTACAAAACAGATGATGGAAGAGCGAGGCGTTGATTCAAAACGTGTAGTTCGCTCAGAACCAGAATCCATTGAAAAATTCAGAACTACAATCCTTAAGGTACTCGATAATTATATTGAAGTTCCTAAAGATAAAAGACTGCCGATGTTAATGATACTTGATTCACTTGGTCAATTGTCAAGCATTAAAGAAATAGAAGATAGCGCTGATGATATAGAGAAAAAAGATGTTAAAAAAGATATGACAAAGCCGCCACTTTTCAAAGGATTATTTAGAGTTATTGGGCTTAAGCTTGCCAAAGCAGAAGTACCTTTTATTGTTACCAATCATGTATACGCAGCAATTGGTGGTTATGGAACAAGCAAAGAAATGTCTGGTGGTTCAGGTTTAAAGTACGCATCATCGCAGATTGTTTTTCTATCTAAAATGAAAGATAAGGATGGTACTGAAGTAGTTGGCAATATTATTCATTGTCGAACGATTAAATCTCGTTTTACACGAGAAAATAAAAATGTAGATGTTAAGTTATCATACAGAAAAGGCCTTGACAAGTATTATGGTCTACTTGATCTTGCAGAAAGGGCTGGTGTATTTAAAAGAGTGGCAACACGATACGAATTGCCAGATGGAACTAAAATGTTTGGCAAAGGTATTAATGAGGAGCCAGAAAAGTATTTTACCAAAGACATTCTGGATAAATTAGATAAGCAAGCACAAAAAGAATTTTTATATGGAGAATATGAA